ATGAATATGCCGTGGGGATGGCCAACCAACTCCACTCCGGCGTTCTTGTCACGTTCCGCGGCTACGGCCATCTGGCCTACGGCCAAAGCCCCTGCGTCCGCAAGGTCGTCCAGGCCTACCTGAACAACAACGTCATACCTCGGAACAAGACGACTTGCTGAAGCTGCCATGGGCCCGTCGATGGATGCGGGTTCAGTCCAGGACGCGCTTGGCCGGCCTTGAGCGAGATCGCATCCGAACTCGACTTCGATGGCCCACGACCAACCTCGATATAGTTGGCGATCGCGCGCAACCGGTGGGCAATGCCGCATGTGCCGCCTTAGCTCAGCTGGCAGAGCAACGCACTCGTAATGCGTAGGTCCGGGGTTCGATTCCCCGAGGCGGCTCCACTGTTAGGCCTAGTCAACGCCTTATTTTCTTACTCCCTGGAGTGGCACAACATCGGCCTCGGTACACAGCGGGTACACATCAGCGACAGAAGCATCGAGCCGAGCGGCCACTGCATCTAGGTCGTCATCGAACAAACCGGAGTAGACATCCAGCGTCATAACTGCGGATTTGTGGCCCAGCATCCGCTGAACGGCTTTCACGTTGGCCCCTGCCGAAACGGCCAGGCGAGTTCCACTACCCAACAGGTGACCGCGACAACCTCAGCGCAGACGACAACCTAAACCAGCTGAAGCGGTACCGACCCGGTTGGGCGATTATGGCCAGGACCGGGGGCAGAGCAGCGGTTACTGATGTTGACCCGCGCAACGGCGGCGACATTGAGAAGACAAGGCAACTGCTCGACGGTCTGGGCGTCCGAGTCTTCGCCGAGGTGGCCACCCCCAGCGGCGGCAGGCATTTCTACGTCGCCGGCCACCTTGAACTGCCCAGTTGCTCAAACCTCAACGGCTGGCCAGGCATCGACGTGTTGTCGTTCGGGAAGCTCGTGTTTCTGCCCGGCACCCAACGCCCCAAATACAACGGCGCCGGCTATCAGGTGATCTTCGACAACCTCGAAGCACTCGGCGATGGTGGCGACCCCGACGGCGCCGAAACGCTCGCCGAATGGGTCGCTGAACGCCGCGCGCAGCGGGAACCGTTCGAAGAATCGCAGCCCTGGGCAGGTGGCGAACCCGACCGGCGCCAAGCCAAATATCTGCAAGCGACGCTCGACGGAATCCACCGGGATCTGTCCGCGATGGGCAAGGATTCCGGCCGCAACACCGCCGTATACAACAAGGCTCTTACCGTCGGCAACTACATCGCCGGCGCCGGCCTTGACGAAACCGCAGCCATCGACGTGCTGCTGGACGCAAGCGCCATCAACGGCCTGGTGCGCGACGACGGCGAACGCTCCGTCTTGGCGTCGATCCATTCCGGGATCAGAAACGGCAAGGCACGGCCTCGAGCAGTGCCACCGCCGAAGGCGCAACCCACAGTCCCTACGCCTGTGTGCGAGCGGCTCAAAGGCCTGGCTGACCTGCTCACACAGTTGCGCAGTTGGCAGGATTTGCCCGACCCGATCCACATCATTGCTACCCTCGCGGCTGCTGCGACCCGTAAAACGCCGGGAGAGCCTTGCTGGCTGCTACTTGTCGCGCCCCCGTCTTCAGGGAAAACCGAAGGTGTGCGGCTACTCGACAACACCGCGGACGCACGGCTCGACGAGGTAACCGCTGCCGGTTTGCTCAGCTGGACCAAAGGCAAAAACCCTCGGGCTAATGGCATCCTCACCCGAATCCCCGACGAAGCGCTCGTCACATTCGGCGACCTGTCCAGCCTCCTCGCCACCTCAGACCGCGGCGGCCGCGACCAAGTCTTCGGCCTACTCCGAAAGGCGTACGACGGACACGTCGTACGCGACATCGCATCACCCACGGCAGATGGACGGCTGGAATGGGAAGGCCGCCTAACGGTGGTCGCCTGCGTCACGAAGATCATCGACCGGTACGCGGCGCACGCGGACCAGCTCGGCCCCCGATGGATCTATGTCCGCATCCCGGAAAGATCAACAGAGGCTAAACGGAACGCTGCCAAACAAGCTCGGCGCAAGGGGATCGAAGAGCACCGTAAACAGGCCAGGGAAGCTGCGGAGGCGCTGCTCGCTTGCTTGCCTGACGAACCGCCTGAGCTGCCAGATGCGGTCGCCGACGACATCGAAGACGCCGCGCTAGTCACCGCCTGGGGCCGTGGCGCTGTGCCGCGTAACGGCTACGGACGCCGCGAGATTGAAGGTGTGCCCGTTGTCGAGGAACCTATGCGGCTCGTGCAGCAACTCGGCGCACTCGCCCAAGGCATACTCGCCCTCGGCTTACCCGAACAGGCAGCTTCGGCGATTGCACGCCGTGCCGCAATCGACTCCATGCCAGAAGCACGGCGCGCCGTCCTCCTCGCCCTCTCCACGGGCGCCGAGCTCAGCACATCCGCTTGCGCCCGAGAGGCAGGGCTTCACCGCCACGTCGCCCGAATGGCACTCGAAGACCTGGCCGCCATCGGGGTCGTAGAAAACGACCGCCCAGACGCAGACGACGACTACGACGGCGCCGTCAACTGGGGCCTGAAAGGCGACGACGGCAACGTCATCGCTGACGTGTTCGAAGCATTCCGCCAAACCCACGGGGGGTGGCACGAAACGTGGGTTTATACCTCCACCTCTCCCCCCTTAAGGGGAGAAAAGACACCCTCTGCAAAAGGGCAACCTACCTTTCGTGCCACCCCCGAAGACTGCTCCCAATGCCGAACGCCGTTACTCAACCCAACCCAACAGGCCCGCGGCACCTGCGGACCTTGCGAAATGAGGAGAACGGCATGACGGAGCAGCAGGGTTACCGTCCCACCGACGACGAGGGAAAGGAATTCGCCCGCCGGCTACGCGAAATCATGGGCGCCGCGGTGCTGTCGGTGGCCGACCAGGCCGGTGTCGAACTTGCCGTCGCCATCGCTCAACGGCTGGACGCCGGCGAATGGCAGCTGCGCACCACCGTCGACCTGGACGGCGACCGCCAACCCGACCCGTCCACGCTTCGGTTCCATTTCCTCGTCGAGGCCGACAACGGGCTGCTCGAGCTGTGCTCGGCCAAGTGGACGGCGCTCGGCGTGGCCGAGGAATCCGCCCGCGAAGAAGCCCGATGGACTGCGCTGCAGAACGGCCTCGGCGTTCCCGACGACTTGTCGGGATTGGACTCGCCTTCCTGACCGGGAGGGCGTACGGGGGTCCGTCCAGGCCCGGCCGCCTCGGCGGGCCCCTCACCAACCAACTTTATGGATTGCGGAGGATATCGTGATTGCAATGATTGCGCAGAACTATATGTCCGCCGTCGTCTGAATACTCGAACGTAATTCGGTTACCCTTGTCGATATAGGCCTCCCAGATTCCCGGAAAACCCTGCATTCGATGCGTATTCAGACCAGGGTGCCGCGGGTCGTCGGCCAATTGTTCAACACAACGTGCCACCGCGGCCTGCAGAACAGCTGATTTCCGTCGAAGCCTCTTTTTGAACGACGAAGGTATTTCAACCCTCATCTGAAACGTCGTCAGGGTCGTCGTCCGCCAAAAGCCAGGCGGCTGCGTCTCGCCCGGACTCGAACATGAGGCTCCTGCCGTCCTGCAGATCGCGGACTGACTCCCGCTCGCCTGCCTGCCAAGTCGCGGACCAGTAGTACATCTGAGAGCGTGGGACTGAGTAGAAGCCCGCTGTGACGATCTGCAGATCGGAGTAGTGCGGGCCCTCGTTCGCTGCAGCGGACAGCTCCGCTTCGTGTAACTCTACGTTGCCATTCACGTCACTCGCCTCCTCCCGCTACATCAGAGCCGTATCTACCATCATAGATCGCGAGCGTGTCCCTAAGCATCGTCATCAATTCTTCAACGCGCCGACGAGTCATCGTCATCCTCACGACAGTCCCCACCGGCACATGCGTAATTTGCATGAACTGTTCGCGACGTTGCTCCTCCGTTCCTGGAAGTATCGGAGGCTGGACCATCGAGCCGAACGACAAAATGATTTCGTCCTGAAGTACTTGGCCCAAAAACTGATTCGCCATCACAACAGGCTCGTCATCCAATCCAACCCACACTATAGGGACGGACAAATTCTCGGGTTCCGACACTTCGCAAGTCTGACATACGAGTTATCGCGCCGATCATAATTCCACAGGTGTAATTTGCAGTGGTGTTCCCTATCCGGCGGCGACGAACAGTTGTACACCGGGCGAGCAGGCGTGGCCCCACGCTGCCAGCGAGCAGGCGACCAGCGGGGTGATGCAGACGGTGGCGCCGCGCCGATTCCAGGTCCAGCCGTCGCCTAGGGGACGCTGGACGGCACCGGCGACTGCGGCGGTCAGGGCGGGCTGACCGATGTGCCGCACGGTGGCCTGGTCGGGTTGGCAGGCGTCGTACATGGCGGCGCTGGCGCCGGCGACATCGCGGGCGGTGGTTTTCACGGTGTCGACTCCGGCGGCGTCGAGGGCGGGCAGCAGGGCGCCGGCCGCGCTGCCGGGGTCGACCACGACGGCGACCGGGCTGTGACGTTCGACCAGCTCGATCAGTCGGGGCACCACCCATCCGGTGCCGGGCTGATGGTCGACCAGCTCAACATGGCCCAGACCATCACCACGGCGGCCTGCTGCAGCGATCGAGGCCCAGGCGCGGTCCGGGGACACGTCCAGGCCGAACGCGACCCGGCCGACGTGCTGTGACCGGGGGTCGAGACAGGCCTGCCAGTCGGCCTCGGTGATCACAAGCCATTCGGCGGACGGTTGCTCGTCGGGCCATTGGTTCAGGTACGAGCGGGCGAATGCGTCGGGGTCGAGCCGGTCATGCTCGGCGCGGATCGCGTCCTGGGTGACGGTGTGACCGAGCGACGGGATGCACGACCACCAGGTCGCCGGGTCGGCCGGGTCCGCGTCGGCTGGGGCGGACCATTCGAAGTAGGCCGTGCTGCGGTCGTCCGGCTGTTCGCGGCCGGCGTCGACTTTGCCACGGAGCCAGGTTGAGGCGACGGTGCCAGCGGTTGACACCGTCCACAACTGTGGACAGGGCCTCGTGATCATGGTCGGCGAGAGGCCGGTCTCCAGCTTGTTGTCAACCCGAGCCCATGCTTCGTCCACGAAGCCGAGGTCGAGGGTCTGGGAGTGGCCGGCGGACTCATTCGGCGCGGTGATCCCCCAGCGGGAGCCGTTGGCCCAGCGGATCGCCTCCTGGCCGCGCTGACGGCGGACGGTGAACAGCCGGGACAGCGGCGACGCCTGCAGGGCCGGGACTTGGTCGTCCTCCCACTTCGCCAGCGCGTGGATGCGGTCCTGGGCGGTGTACAGCACGTTCTGCGCGTCGCCGAACCCGACGCAGCGGTGTGTCTTGACGGCCAGTCCGAGCAGCGTCTTGCCGGCCTGGCGGGGCACGGTGAGCACTACCTCCCGGTAGGCGAGCCGGCCGGTGGCCGGGTCAATCTCCAGGGCGGTGTCGACTACCTCGGCCTGCCACGGCATGAGCGGCTTGCCCAGTAGCTGCGCGACCTGTCCGACTCGTGGGCCGTACGTCGGACGGGACCGGTTGCGGGCCGTCGAGAACCGGGGCGGACAACTCGGCGAGGAGTCCTTGTGTGCCATCGTCGTCACCTCCGCCCGACCCGGCCAGGGCCAGCAGGGTGGCGCGCAGTTCTCGCGCCACGGCGGCGGTCGCGAGCCCGGCGCCGTCGTCCAACGTGCGGGCCAAGATCAGCGCGGTCGCGGCCAGCGAGGCGCCCACGGGGCCGCTGGAGGCAATCCCGTCGATGTCGGCACTGACCGCGGCCTGGCAGCTTCCCCCGTCCAGCTCAGACACACACACGGCGTTGACCGGCGGGTCGCGGTCGGTGTCCACTCAGAACTCGCGGAGCCGGGCGAGGCGTAGCAGCGGCCCGGTCCGGTCCTGCGCGGCGCGTAGGGCGGCGATCCGGGCGGTGCTGTAGGCGGGGGTGCGGACGATGGCGACGTGGTCGAGCGCGGCGCGCACGCGCTCAACCTGGCGGCGGTCGGGTGACCAGCCATCGGTGACCGGGACGAAGCCGATCGACAGGCCGGTGACTGCGCCGTCGCTGACCAGTTCGAGGACTTCGTCGCCGAGCGTGGTCTTGCTGATCTTCCAGACGCCGTGCAGTCCGTCTGGTTCGTCGCGCAGTTCGACGCTGACCCCGATGGGCAGGGTGCCGGCCTCGCGTGGGTGGGTGGCCGTGAGCGGGGCGGGCGCGTGGTCGGCGAAGGCGCCGGGCCGGAAGGTTTCCAGGTAGCGGCCGACCCGGATCTGGACACCGTAGGGGACGGCGATGCCGACGATCTGCCGCTGCTCTTCGCGGACTTCCAGCTCGGCGTCGTAGGCGCGGGTGATGATCATGCGACGGCTCCGAGCTGAGGCCGGGCCTGGGCCGCGGGCAGCGGTTCGCGGTCTTCCAGCTCACGGACCTCGTCGACGGTGAGGAAGCCGGCGCGCAGGCCGATCTCGTAGGACTCGTATCGGGTTTTCAGGTCGGTGCGGAGCAGACTGCCGCGGTTCCACTTGACGTACTGGCCGCGCGGGACCAGGTCGGTGAGGCCGGTTTCCAGCCGAACCAGCCACGGATCGACAGAGAATTTGAGCAGGCCGAGGGTGCGCTCGGACAGGTTGCTGTAGGTCATGCTGTTGCCGGCGTCGGCGGCGACCAGCTCGGGCGGGACGCCGTAAATCCGGCAGACCTGCTGGACGGTGAGCCGCGCAGTGTCGAGGAATTGGGATTCCTCGGGCGGCACCATGATCTGGCGGAATTCCAGGCCCTTGCCGAGCACGGCGGTGGCGCGGCGGCCCTCGTGGCGGGCCTCCCAGCGGGCGAGCAGCACGTCGGCCTGCTCCTGGGTGATCAGCTGGTCGCCAGTGAGGTAGCCGGCGGGGGTGCTGGAGTCGCGGAAGTATTGCGCGCCGTAGGCCTGGGCGGCCAGGCCGACACCGATGGTTTCGGCGGCAAAGGCGATCGGGGACAGGCCGAGCAGCGCCCCGGGGGTCGGGTAGGCGCGAAGGTGCCACAGGTCGTCCCGGTCGACTTCACGGCCGTCGAGCCGGTAGGTGATGGTGCCGTCGCCGGCCACGTTGACGGCGACCCGGTGCGGGGCGATCAGCTCGATCTGGGAGGGTCGCAGCCCTGGCCCGATCCGGGTGGTGATGATGCCCCAGGCATTGCCGGTGAGCAGCAGCGAGCGGAGTACTTGGGCGATCCAGTCGTGGAACGGGACACAGGCCGCGGGTGAGCGGAGCATGATCGGCGCCGGGTCGACCGGATCACGCGACCCGGTGGTGTAGGCGTGGCACGGCATGGTCGAGACCACGTCGGTAAGCAGCCGGATGCAGGCCCAGACCGCCGACAACCGCTGCGCCGTATCAGTGGTGACCGTCGTGCCGGCGGTGGTGTTCGGCTGGTCCTCGGCGAGGAGCTGGTCGAGGGTGAGGGAGCGGTCCTCCCGCTTACGGAACGGCCACACCGGTCAGCCCTTGCGCCGGCTGCGTTTGTTGCCTTCGAGCCCGGCGGGCACCCGGTCACCAGCAGCCACCAGGGTGTAGCTGTTGTCACCAAGATCAGGTCGGGCGATGAAGGTGTCCTCGCCGACGATGTCGGGGTCGGCCGGCGGCGGTGTGACGTCGTCGCGTGGATCGGACCCGATCGGGCGTTCCCAGGTGGCGGCCTTCTCGGCCAGCGGCTTGTCGGTCATGACCGGACCCCTGTATCGACGACGAACGCGGCAGGCTGGGGCAAGCTGCACATCGGCCCGCAGATAGGCCAGGAACGCGTACTGCAGGTTGTCGGCCAGGAAACGTTCGCGGAGGAATTGCAGCGAGAACGAGGTACGGATACCGATCATGAGTTGATCCCACTGGCCGGTGTAAATCTCGCTGGCATCGGTGCTGGTGCCAACGGTCAGGTTGATCGGGATCTGCTTGGTTGGCAGGCGGGGCAGCAGTGAGGCGGGCGGTGCCAAATAGGCGTTGGTGGTCGCCTCTTTCAGCTTCGCCAGCGAGGTGAGCGTACGCGGCGCCACGATGTGCGCGTTGGGATCGAAGTTGTTGGCCAGCACTGCGCCTGCGGCGTCGATCAGCCAGTCGTAGTTGGTGATGTTGGCGCCGTTCGCGCCGTGGGTGGTGGTGGTGATCCCGGAGGTGTTCAGCACGCCGCGGGGTTCCGGCGCGGTACCTGATCCGCGCAGCGCGACCCGGTCCAGTTCGAGCGCAAGCTGGGCGGCGAAGGATCGGGCGATCACATCCTCCGAGCTGGGGTCGGCGTCTTCGAACAATTTGACCGAGAGGGTGACCAGCCGGACCAGGGTGCGGGCCGTGAACGTGACCGAGTCGAAGGTCATGTCGGCGGCGGTGATCGCGGCGTTTTCCGCCTTCCAGGCCGGGCTACCTTCGCCGGTGAGCCGGGCTAGTTTCAGCGTCTGCGCGGTCATCGGCACTGTGATCGCGCCGGCCTGAAACACTCTGGTTTGGTTGCGGGCAAGATCGATGACCCGGCTGCTCAGCGGTGTCGGCACGAGGTGTCCGCCAGCGGTCAGGGTGCCTTCCGACAGGGCCCGTTCGTGTTCGGCGTAGTCCCAGTTTCCGGTGGCTAGACCCTTGAGGTAGCGGTCGAAGGACAGTGGCTGGTCGTCTGGGATCAGGCCGCGGGTGCGGGCCCAGTCCTCGACGTTCTGCTCACGGGTCAACACCGGGCCGCGCGCTGCCGGTGGTCCGGTGCGCCGGGCAGCGGTCGCTCGCAGCTCGGCGATCTGCTCGTCGCGGACCCGGCCGGCCTCATCGGCGGCTTCGCGTTCGGCGGTGACCTGCTGGCGGTGGTCGGCCAGCTCGTCGGGGCTGAGGTCACGCTGCTCGTCGGCGGCGCGAGTCAATATCTGCTCCGCCGCCTGCCGGGCAGTGTCGCGCCGTTGGCGGAGCTGGTCAAGCAGAGTCAAG